ACTTCTAGTTCCCATTTTAATTTTAAAAAATCAAGATAGTCAACATTACTATGTCCTGCAAGTATTATCTTTAATTTTGGTTTTTTATTTTCCATTTGTATTTTTTTAATATTATTGATTATTAAATTTGTTTGTTAACAATTGTGGTAAAATTTCTAAGTATTTAGCAGCAGTAACTTCTCCAAATGAAGGAGCTGAGTTGATTTCTACTACAATAAATTCAGGATTTTCTCGTACTTCTCCATTTCTGTTAGTTGAAGATTGTACTCTTAAATCTATTGCACCAAAATCTAAACCTACTGCTTTAAGTGCTTTTACACATTCTGCTTCAATTTCTTCCCAATTAGTAGGTTTATCAAAAGCTTCATTTTCTTCTAATATCCATACACAATTAGCATCATTTCTGAACCATTTGTGTTCATCAGGGGTATCTCTTTTTAACATCTTTCTACAAGTATAAAAACACCCGTCTTCAGATACATGTAATCTGTATTCACGTACATAGTTGTAATACTTCTCAAAGATATATTTATCTAAATTGTTAATCATTTTAAGAAAAGTCATTAATTCTTCTTTACAACCAATTTTAGTATTACCTTCACCTCTACTACCATAGTGTTTTTTAGCTATAATAGGGTAAGGTAAATCTTCAATTACACGATTTACATCGTCTAAAGTAGGTAGCTCCCACCATTGTGCAGTTTTAACGCCTTTATCATTAAAGCATCTTTTCATTAACAACTTATTACTACTATTTTTAATAGCTGCAACAGAGTTTAATTCTATTCTGCTGCCACCATTTGCTAAAGTATCTGTTACTTCTGTACTAGAACCTAATCTAATTACAGATTTAAAGGGTAATAATGGAAATTTTCCATATTTAGCACGTAACACACTATGAGATGGATGTCTGCTTTTAATTCTTGGTCTAAAAGCTGAGTATTTTTTTTTATTATTTTTCATTTTCTTTAGTTTTAGCAGTAATATAATCAATCCAATCTCCTGATGTAATATTTGATAATTTACTAGGATTTTTTTCATTCCAAAAGTACACATAAGCAGGTCCTAAAGGTGTGTCAATGATATCCTTTTGATAATAGTTTAATTCTGCTGGAGCATCTAATGAATACCCTTCTAACCTATCTAAACTAGTTTCTACTTGTGCAGAATCTACATTGTAAATTTCCATTACAACAGAAGTATTTCCTTTTTTTAATAATGCAGGAAAAGCATCACTTACTGACTTTAAGTTAAAAATTGGGTCAGTAGTAATACTACCTACAAACTTTACATTTGGGTTATTATCTAGATATCTATGATTACTTCCTTTTTTTCGCAATGTACCATAAACTGCGTATAATGATTTACTTTCCATATTTTATTTTTTAAAACGGAGCCTCATGTGCCCACATTAAATTTCTAAGTTGTTGTTTTGCTACTTTTGTACCATGATTCTTAACTAAATCTGAAAAATCTTTAGAGTTTAGTATAGACTTAATTTCTATTCTAGGTAAATTTAACTTTGCAGCTAGTTTTGTAGAAAATTGTCTACCCCAATTAACTTCAGAATCAAAATCATTATCATATAATATATATATGTTTTCAAATCTTGACTTTAATTCTTCTATTATTTTTTCTTTGGGTTTTACATTTTCTGCTTGTAAACTAATTGCAGGTATTCCCGTACATTCATAAATAGACATAACATCTTTTAATGATTTAGTTATAATCAGTGTCTCACCTGTTTTAGGCAATTGTGTCCACCCTTGCCACACTGAATCATTATGGTTATTAATCCATTTAAAATCTTTATTTAATGGTTGATATATCTTATAAGTTTCTGCATTATCTTTTTGCTCTATAAAGCAATACGCATACTTATCTGTAGATATAATTTTGTCATTAATAAATAAATACTCTACTGGTTGTACATTAAATTTCTTTAATGTTACATAAGTAATACCAAATTGTTTCCAAAATTTAAAGTCAGCTATTTTCCAACTTCTTGCTTTTTTACCCAATCTAAACTTACTTACTTTTGATAAAGCTTCTTCTTTATCGTACCTTTTAATTTCTTTTTTACCTTTATTAATTCTTAAAGGTTTACATGCATAATCATTTTCTAAATTGAAATCATATGCAATTTTACTTAATGCTTCAAAATAAGTAAGACCAAATAGTAATTCTACTAATTTTACAAAGTCTCCTCCACCTAATTTAAAATCATTAAAACATAGTTCATTATTTTCACCCAAAAATATACCAAATGAGGGCGAATTTTCTTTTCTAAGTGGAGATATAAAAGCTCTATGTATCTCAAATTCTCCACAATAATGTCTAAATATAGTATAATCATCTAATTCTTTTAATATAAACTCTTTAGTGATTAACTGTTTAGACCCCATTTTATTTACATTAATCATAAAAAAAAGGGGCTAATTAAAGCCCCGTTATTTAGTTAATAATTACATCCAGTCATCATCACTGTCAGTAGTAGAAGTAGTTCCTCCGGTACTATTAGGTAATGCTGGAACGTCTTCTGTAATACGCTCAAGTAAATCATTTTTCTTCTTAAACAACCTAGACACTGCTTCATCTGTGTCAGCTGCTTCTAAGAAATCAAAGTATCTAACTCTTAAATACTTAGATGGGTAACCTAAGTTTCCATAAGTAACATAGATGTTAAATTTCTTCTCATCTGCATTTTTATTGATAAGTTTGAATAACCCGTCAATAACTGACTTGTAATCAGCATATTCTGGGAACTCATAATCTGCTCCTAACACTGCTCTCGCAATGTGTAATACACGGTTGATAGATAACTGTTGCTTTGTTTCCTCAGCATAATAGAATCCATCATTAACTTCTCCTCCATTTTCATCTGTCACAATCAATTTATAATCAGGTAAATTGTCTGCATCTGCTGCAGTTTTCTTTGTAACCTTAATAGTTACATTGTTTACTTTTCCAGCTTTACCACCGTTAAAAATTGTTGCGTACTCTTTTTCTTTAAAGTTTTCTCCGTTTAAATTTATCATATTTTATTTATTTATTTATTATTAATTTGTTAAATGTGTTTATAGTAATATCTTTTATTACTATATAAAAATCTTTGTCCAATCTATCGTCAAATCGCCTGTACCTTCGTCTGATACAGCTACTACAATTTTCTGACCCTTCAAATGGATACTTCTGGCTCCCGCCGTTAAACTCTCAGAAGGTTGAAAGTTGATAATAGTCTCATTATCATCTCTATAGATATAACCTATAGCATCTACTTGTGAACATAATATACTTGAACTTTTACCAGTCAAATCTAAACCTCTTTCTGGCATCTCTTTACCATCTTTTTCTACAAGTTTATCTTTTAGGTGACCTATAATAATAAAAGTATCACATAATTCCTCAAGTTCATTTAAAACCATTTGTAAAGCCATTCTAGTGTATCTATAACCAGCACCTTGAGGTAAATCCCTCACATCTTCGCCAGTCCAATTTCTACCCATAGAAGTCTTTCTGTATAACTTTCCGGCTAATCCTAAAACAATATCTTCTAAAGCTGTTACTGTGTCTAAAGCGATGTAATTATATACAAACCCTCCCTTTTCTTTATTAGCTTCTTTGATTTTATTTATTACTTGTTTTAAGATAACAATAGGTTCTACCTCTTCTTTAGTTGCCAGTGCTTTAACATTAATTTTTAAAGCATCTACAAATTCAGAACCTGATTCTAAATCAATTATTAAGCAATTATCTAATTCACTTAATATAGTAGTTTTTCCAGTCTTAGGTTTTCCATATATAACCATAGTCTTAGGGTTTACTCTCCCTGCTTTAACTTTTTCATTTGGTAATTCAAACATCATCTTCCTGTACCATCATCATCCTACCTTTTATTGATTAATATTTTAAGAATATAATTCATTTACTTTTGTAACTTTAAAAAATTGCATTACTCCTACATTCTTTTTTTTTGATTTAACTAGTTCTTTAAACTCTTTTTTTGTTCTTAATTGTACATCTTTAGGATCCATTGCTATATGGTGATTATTCCATGCGTAACGTCCTTTTTTT